TCAAATTGCTCTGCCAATAAACTGCGCCTATCTTGAGCATTGTTCTTGGTCGCCATTCCTGGTGTGGAACTCTTTACCGAAACCGCACTAGACCTTGCAGATTTTGCTGCTCGGTCTGCCGCTACTCGTTTTGCGTTATCCAATTCGGCCTGTTTGCTGACTTGTACGCTGTCAAATAACTCAGGGTCGAGGCGCACGGCTTTCTCATATGCGTCCTCTAACGTCTGCGCTACGCCACTCTGTAGGAGTTGGATCATAGTCGGACGCGCTTCTTCAAAATGTTCGGCTTTAGAACTAAATTTTTCAATTTCGCCTAAAAGCTGTTGATTTTGCGCTTGCTCTTGCTGCTGCTTCCAACCTATGACTTCGCCACGAACATTATTTAGTTCGTTTTGTAGTGCATAAATTGTTGGGTCAACCCCTTGTGGGAAATTAACGTCATTTAAGTTTACTCCATATTGTTGCGCTAATCTACTAAATAATTGCAATTTTTCTTGCCCATTACTTGTACGCAACATATGGTCGGCCTCTAACAAGGCTTTCACCGCTTTGGGGGTATCTAAACCCATCCCTTGAATTGTCTGCAAATACGGGTTAACAACCTCGTTAATTTGATCCGCAAACTGTGCCTTTGAGATTAAAGGCTCAACGCCCTTGCGCATTTGTTCCTCACGTTGCCAAGCATACTCTTGCATTTTTGGGTCTGCCGTCTGCCAAACATCGTGATAATCCTTCTTCCAACTAGCGGGCGCACGCTTCCAAACGGGTTCTTCTATGGGTTCTTCTGCCGCTTTTTCTAAGGGTTTATCATTAGAGGCAAATTTACCCGAATCCTCACGTTGATATTTGGCGGGTTCGGCTACCTCATCAAATTGTTGTGAAAGTAACTCGCGCCTATTGTCGGGCGCTTCCGTTGGTACAATGGGTTCTGTAGTATCCAAAGTTTATCTCCTGTGATATTTCATTTGATTGGCTTGCTCACGCAATGAATTCATTATCTTATTAGCTTCGTTGTGGGTCATGTTGCCCAATTGTTGAGCCAATACCTCACGCCGTTTCTCGTTTGAGGGGGCGGTGAGTTTTGTTTCCATTGATTCATTGCCCACCTCGATACATCCATTATTTTTTAGATGTTCACGGTGTCGGCTACGGCTCTGAATCATCGAGCCATCAATCATTGATTGGTAAGGAGTAATGTCGCCCATAATCATGGGGGCATCAATATTATCATTGGCTTTGTGTTTTTCAACCAATTCGCCGTTACGCATGACGTAAGTCGTTCTCATAGTAGCAAAATTTCCTCGTCATCTGATTCGATGTAGTCGTCCCAAATTAACTGCATTTTGTCCAAATTAGACACCAATTTGTCGATGTCGGTCAATGTGACATTTTGCTTGGTTGCAATTGTAGCAAATGATTTAACATAAGGCGCAATTATTTCCTCGGGGATTTTGCCCTCAACAATGCGCTCGTATGCCGCAATAATCTCATCCCTACGCTTTTTGTTCTTCTCTTGCTCACGTTTTAGTTGTTTTTTGAGCTTGTCGGGGCCAGGATCATGGGTGTCATCAAGGTAAATAATAGGCACGGGAGGCGTTACATTGCCCACCGATCCTGTCGCCTGAACACCCGTCAATTGGACAACTATTGGGAATGTGGCGGTAACGCTACCAACCGCACCCGTTGCAAATACGCCATTGATGCCTAATGAACCGCTTAAGGTGAAAGAACCAACCGCGCCCGTAACCGATACGCCATTGAGGGCAACCGCTATTGATTCGGCCTCGCTCCCCGCCAAACCCAAGGCTTGGACACCCGTTAACTCAATATTCTTACCATTGGCAACCAAGCCAACCGCGCCCGTTGCAATGACGCTTGTTAATTCGGCAAAATCCGAATCTAGCCCAATCCCCGCCGCGCCCGTTGCTTGAACACCCGTTAATGCGGCACTAACGGCAACACTCGGGCTGCCAACGCCACCCGTAGCTTGATTGCCCGTTAACGGGAGACTATCCCATTTGGCATCATCCCAAGTACCCGTGCCCCAAGGCCCTTGTGCCATTACGCAATACGCAAAAGACCTGTGGTCGCATCGTTAGTAGGCATGGTCAACGTAAAAGTTCCCGCCGTTACCGTTTGCGATCCAAAGTTGTGAACGCTTACCGCTTTGTTGCTTGCGCTTGAGTTATAGATTAAAACGGCATCAAATGCGGTTGTAACCGTCAAAGCAGACCATGAAAAGCTAGCCGATGGTGTCCAATATGCCGTTGTGCCACTTGTTGCGGGTGTATTTGCATTAGTAACCGTCACCCCGCCCGCCGTGTAGCCCGTGCCCACCGTGTTTGTAACTTCATTTGTTGCCGAATACGCCGTAGTTGCCGCACCCAAGCTACCCGTTGCAAAGTACAAAGCCGCCTTAAAGGTGTTACCCGTGCTTGGCGTGAAGTTGTGCGTTGCCGTGAGCAATTCGCCCTTGAAACTTGTACACATTGCCGTTGAATTTGCCATTTTGTTTCCTTAAAAAGATGAAGCAGCGCCATCAGCAAGAGCCGCGTGTTTGAGTTTTACATGAACCGAACGATGCACTAATTCACCTTCCAACCAATATTCAACCCATTCGGTTGTCTCGGTATCGGTGTCGGATTGACCTTCGCGCTTTTCAAGCAAGGATTCATCCATCTGACCTTTAGTTGTTTCAATCATTTGATAACCTCCAAGCCAACGGCTCTACCATCGGGGCCGCGCACAATTCGTTTTGGCGCGGTAATCAAATCGGCCACGTTTTTCATTGTTTCCGTGTGATTATTTTGATTTTGCATAATTTCTTGCATTGCACCAACATTATTGTTGTGGCTTTGCATAAATTGTTGATGTGAATCGTTCAATGTTTGCATCATTGATTGAATCATACTTCTAAAATCTTGATTCAATAATGCGTTAAGTTGTTGTTGGGCATCCATATCTTCGGGCAACAAAGACGCGGAATGGCTAATTTGAGCCACACGAATCTTGGTTTGGGCATCCAATTCGGCTTTAAAGCGTTCCATTTGTTGCTCACGCTCAAGTTTTGCACTTTCTAGTTGCGCATCAAATTGTTGTTTTTGCGCCTCAAATTGTGCTTTAGCTTGGGCAATTTGCATATCCGCTTGGACACGCATTTGTTCCGATTGTTGTTGAGCTTGCAACTTTATCATTTCGGGGTCGGGTTTGGGTTGTTGTGGTTGAGCCATCTTTTGCTTTATTTGGTCAAGTGCTTGGTCAATAACGCCCTCAAGTTCTTGTGATGACTTAAATGCACTAATGCCAAACTTCATAACTTCCATTAAAACGGGTGTCATTTCGGGGGTAGATTGTGCAATTGGCATGGCTTGTTGTAAGAATCCCGCAAATGCACCAATAAACTCGGTACGCTCACGCTTCATGGCCGCCTCGTCCAATTGAACCAAGCTATCCGCTGCCACCTCAATCCTAAAGTTGCGCAATGGTTTGTTTTTAATCAACTCCAACGCTTGCGGAATCATCTGCTGATCCACGGGTTGCATTTGGCTTGCGCCCGCATACATAACAATTGTTTGCGGTTGGAACTTGGTGCAAATGATTTGAGCCTTGAGCCTAATCAAATCGGAAGCAAACAAAGCCACTTCCTCTTGCATAGAACGCAATCTAAGGCTTGCAAATTGTCCCTTGATTTGTTGGGCGGTAGCGGTTTCACTCGCAACTGAAGCACCTCTCAAAATGTCCGACAAACCCGTGATTTCATAGATTTGTTGTTTGATTTCTTGTCTTGCTCGGTAGCATTGAAGCAAAGCATTGGCTAAAGTATCCAAAGGCAATAGGTCAATTGCACCCTTTAAACCGCCTTTTTCACTAAACGCCATCCACTTGTCAACGGGAATTAGGGAGTTGTTATCACCCTCGGTCAACAATCGTTGCAATGCGGGCACGCTTGAGTCGTAAACACCACGAACGCGCAAAGACTTGACCAATCCATCAATGCGGTCGCTCAAGATGTCCAACTCATTGGCTTGGTCTTGATAAAGTACGAAATCGGGCACAGGCACAAGGCTATCGCTTGTCATCGTTGCATACAAAGGCTTGCAACATGGAAAAAACTGCTCTAGTTCTAGCGGATCATCCCGTACATCAATGAACTTGTTACCTTGCTTGCTAAACCAATAAACCTTGGCGGTTTCTTTGTCCCACAACTCGCAAATCTTTGCCCGTGTATATTCTCTTTGGTTGCTTGCAT